TGCCTGATGTGAGATGCCGGGAGCGATAACATCCATGCAAAAGAGGAATTGTGGTGATTCCGTGGTTGCGACTGTTCTACGATAATGATACTCCCTTTATGGTCTATAGGAGATGGTGCGAGTCCAGAGTGTGTTGCTAACCACAGTGACCGGTGATTTCAACTGGAGATTATATATATCAACAAGAGATTATTTAATTAACACTTGATAAAATACGCATAGCGTATATAATATTGTTATACGCTAAAAGTATTGGAAGGTGGCAATATGAAAGGATATGAATTATTAAAAGAAGCTCGTAGATTATCCGGAATGAAGCAGAAGGATATGGCGAAGTATTTTTACATGCCATATCGAACTTACCAAGACTGGGAACTAGGAAATAGGGTTATTCCAGAATACATACTTCGTTTGGTACTCTATAAGCTTGAAATGGAAAAGATCATTCCATCCGGTCTTTTAGAAAGCATGGATGAGAAATAGTCTGTTGTTGATGTATAAGTCAAACAAGGAACAAATGATTTGTTCTATGTGACTAACATCGATGCTTGCTTTTTCATTATCTGGCATTGTTGGAATTATGCAGGAAATAAAGAGCAGATGTTGAATGATGATTTATTACGAGGTGATTCTATGGGAGAAAAGACGAAAGAAAAACAGGAAGTCAGAATATCTGAAAAATTGTTATTGTCGATTAATGAGGCAAATGCTTTAAGCGGAATTGGACAGAATAAGCTCAGAGAGCTTACACTAGATCCACGCTGCCCATTTGTTTTATTTGTTGGTAGAAAGCGTTTGATAAAAAGGAAAGCTTTTGAAGCCTTCATTGACAAGGAACTGGAGATATAGCTACCGGGTTCTTTGTGGACAAAGAAGAGTGAATATGGTACAATATAATGTGCTGTATTGAGCTTTTCTTTGGATAAAAGGAGGCTTATACATGGGACAAGACCTGAAAGGTCGTGAACTTGGAGTTGGAATTGCTCAAAGGAAAGATGGGCGTTATACTGCAAGATTCGTTGACAAGAGAGGTAAAAGAAAACAGAAGTATTTCAAAAAACTTCAAGAGTGTCGTCGATGGCTGGCAGAAGCAGCGTATATAGATCGGAATTCTGATCTATCTGCCGGTGATAGTATGACAGTGGATGCGTGGTTTGATTATTTCTTAAATAGTGTAAAAGGTCCTACTATTCGACCGAACACACGGAGAAATTACACAGAACGATATGAAAACAATATCAAAGATCATATCGGAAGGATGCATTTAGCAGATGTTAAACCAATACATTGTCAACAGATTTTGAATGAGATGGCACCTCAATATGCTGAAAGTACAATCTATCAGTGCAGGGTTACCCTATATACTTTGTTTGAAGCCGCAGTTGAAAATGATATATTATTGCGAAATCCTGTTAAAAAAACAGTGAAGATTCCCCAAAGTAAGAAGCCTAAGAAACGAAGAGTTCTTACGGTAGAGGAACAAAAACGGTTTCTGGATGTTGCATATGGGACAAGCAATTATAATCAATTTGCCTTTTTGCTGCAGACAGGACTTCGAACCGGAGAGATGATTGGGCTGAAGTGGTCTGATATTGATTTTAAGAAGGGTGTGATCCGTATTGAGAGAAGTATGGAATACAGACATGCTACTGGAGAGTGGCGTATAGGTCCGCCAAAGAGCAAAAGCGGTTACAGGGAAATTCCTATGACGGCTGAGTGCATCAGAATCTTGGAGTGTCAAAAGATGAAGATGTTTTCTTTGAAAGATGTTGATCCACAGTATAAAGAATTTGTTTTCCTCTGCAGAAAAGGGGAACCGACCAAAAATTCTGCTTATGATACTTCGTTGTTTAAATTAGCACAAAAAGCAGGGATGGACTCTTTCTCAATGCATACGCTTCGTCATACATATGCTACCAGATGTATTGAGGCAGGAATGCGACCTAAGACGCTACAGATGCTTCTGGGTCATTCGAATATTGGCATTACAATGAATTTGTATGTCCATTTGACGGATGATGAAAAGAAGAAGGAAGTAGAAAAAGTTGAAAGAATGCTGAAAATGGTGTAAAAAATGGTGTAAACGCTTGCCGCAGTTACGCCGAAACACCATAAAATAAAGGCTTAACAAAGAAAGGAAAGATAGAAAATGAAACTAGGAATTGTGATTTACTAGCAATTTCATGTTTCTGTTCATATTCCTATGAAAACTCATAAAGCTATATATTATCAGCGATTGGGCGAATTTAATGTAAAATATATACCTATACAAATTTATATATAATCATAGATAAATTGTGTAGTGATTGTGTAGTAGATTAGAGCCTTGATTCATATTAAAAGTTAATTTTGATTTAGTTCGCGACAGCTGATATTTATTTCGGATGTACATCTTTGATATTTCATTAAAAATATATATTATTCTTTGGGAAAAATTATCTTGGTTACCAACTGGTTGCCACATTGTCCCCATATGGTTGATTTTTGGTTGCATAAGTAGTATAGATTAGTTTAGTATAGTAGAGGTTAAGATAAGAATAGGGGAGAGAAGAATAGAATAGTATAGGGGAAAACGGAAATCGAAACAAGAAGAACTGTAATTGCCAGCACAGAGAAATTTAGGGATGGTATATTTTTTGTTTATGCTTGCATTCTGTTTGGAAATCTGTTATTGTAAAGTTACTCCGAACAGTATAGCTGATTCGGGCAAGTGATGAGCTTGGTTTTGAGGAAACTCGGTGAGTTATGAAGAATAGATCTTATTCGTAGAGGTCTATTGTTTATAGCTCTTTTTTTATTTTATGGAGAATTTAAAGGTGGTGAATGTTTATGGGCGGTAAAGGTTCTGGGAATAAAATGGTGGCAAAGAATCAAGCATGGAAGAAGTCCCCTGTGATTGGAGACAATGGCATTACTGCTACGAAAGAGGAAATTAGCAAGATAACAGCTCATGCTCTGGAAATTGCTCTGTGGGATGAGATAGATACCAAGGATCCGGAACAACTGAGGGATAGAACGCTGAAATATCTCCAGTATTGCATTGACAACAACATTAAGCCTGGAAATCTTGGACTGTATAATGCATGGGGCTTGACGAAAGGCGAGGTTAGTAATATTCAGCGTAGGGAGCCCAGCTCGGCGCGCACTGGCGTCATTAAAAAAAGCCGGCAGATTATGTCCCAGATCCGGGAGCAGTTGATGTCCGATGGAAAGATCAATCCAGTTACAGGTATCTTCTGGCAAAAGAACTGGGATGGCTTAAAAGACCAGCAGGAGGTTGTTATTGAGCCGCGGAGACAGGTGGAGGCAGACCAGACACCTGAGCAGGTGCAGCGGATGCTGGAGCAGGACATTCCAATCGATATGGAAGAACTTGAAAATGGCGGTTAATCATATCAAAAATTGTATATAAGACGTTCTAAATGAAAAATGAAATGTGATAAAAACACCGTAAAGGCGCATAAAATAAGGGATTGTTGGCGTTTTCACTCTGTTGAATAAACAAGAGTTTATCACAGAGAGCTAACAGAGACGTCGCAATGACCATTTTGAATGATTTAGTAGAACGAGCTGGAATGTAGCAAAGAAAACAGGGGGGCGGGGGTTATAGTGAGAGGTTCCCGACGCCTACTCAGCCCCACGAGTAACGAAAAAACAAAAAAGACCTGATACGAATGGAGGGAGAATATGTTTGGAAGGAAGAAGCGGCATATAAAATTTCTGGAGTCAGAGAATGAAATCTTGAGGGAGAAGCTGCGTAGTGCCGAGAGATATGCCGAGTACCTGGAACATGGAGACTTTACGAAAGTAGTGTTGCTGAATCCAGATTCTGTCAAAGATGGGCAGATCGTGGTTACCGCTAAGGAATTACGAAAAGCGGCAGAATTACCTTTGCGGATTATCCCGTATATATCCGGAGACAGATATCTGATGCGGGTTCTTGAAAAAATTTAAAAATAAAAAAGGCGGTATGAGATGATAGTCTTAAAGTTATTTACGGTAATATTTAATGGTCTGATGGCATTGTGGATGATATGCCTCGACTGTAAAGAAAAGGATGCTGTGGTCAGTGTTGGAATGAAAATGTTGATCTTGGGATTTGTTCTGACGATGGTGTATATAATTTTTAATTAACAGAAAGAGAGGAAATGATGATGAAAAAGAGAATGATGTCGGTACTGCTTGTGGTAGCAATGGTGTTCACATTAGCAGGATGTACGGAAGCAGATAGAGTGTCTGAGAATGTTTCTCAGGAGGCAGATAATTTCAATGTGCTTCGCCGGCTGGCGGTAATCAATTCCAGAACTGATAAGGTGGAGTTCGAATTGATCGGTGCATTTTCGCTGGATGTGGAAAGCAAGAATAAGATCAACGTGGTGTGTGAAATGAAAGATGGCTCTTATCGAAAACATATCATTGGGCTGAACAGAGAGACAATGTATGTGGTTGAGGACATCGGCGGCGCCAAGGTGAATAAGTACAGATATGAGGTCAATTACATACCGGAATCTGTCGTACCAATCACCATTACAAACAAAAAGTAACAGACTGCCTGGTCGAAGGTTGATCGCCGGAATATAGTTCAATGGTAGAACGTTTGATGATCAGAAGATGCAGGTTCGATTCCTGATATTCCGGTTTGCTGTCATTGCAATCCTTGCAGTAGACAGCGTGCCATATACATATATATGGTCTCCCTCCCCGTAGCAAGTAGCTGTGAATGTGTGTCGGAAGCACAGCGGGGATTATTGATAAGGAGCAGGAAAGGGGTGGTATCTACGGTAGTAACAAAGCACGCAAGGTATCGTATGAAGCAGAGATGCGGCGTGGGGAAGAAATCAGCTCATCGTATGGCTGAAAAGGTTTACCGGCTGGGTGTACGACACGGGGAGACGTCCGGTAACCTGCGGAAATGGGTGGATGCTCAATATTTCTATAATCGATCAGCAAACCAGATCCGATTGTATGGAGATAAAGCGTACATATTTCACGATGAGAAACTGATTACTGTAATTCAGATACCATGTAACCTTGTTCCGGAAGTGGTAGCAATCAGAAAATTCAAGGAAGAGAAAGGCAGGAAAAAAGATGAGTCAGATCGAAGAACATAAAAAGCTGGTTGATTTTGTACACGACGTATATGTCCGAAAGAATCATGATTACGGTGACAGCTTCGGTAGGTCCTTTAAAAAGTACGGGATCGTTGCTGCGCTGGTCCGGATGGAAGATAAATGGAACCGGCTGGAGAATCTTGCCGGTGGAGCAAAGCAGAAAGTGATGGATGAAAGCATCCGGGATACCTGTCTTGATCTGGCGAATTATTGTCTGATGACGGTAATGGAACTGGATAAAAATAAATCTGTGGAAAATCAGAGAGCATTTGAGGAGCAGGTAAAAAGCGAGATTGCACAAGATCACATTATTGTTGATGATTTTGTGGATGAAGTTAATGAAGCTATCGAAAATGACGAAGTTAAAGCTACAATACCCGAAAAGTTGGAGAAAAAGAAAAAGTCGATTGACGAAGGAAAGGTGATGGCTCTTTATAATGCAAAATGGTCACAGGCAAAGATTGCAGATGAGATGGGGTGTTCGCAGTCGAGGATTTCGCAGATCATTCGGGTCCATAAAGGGTGATGTCGAAATTTGTCGAACGAAAATAGTTCTTTGATAATTGAATATTGATGGTTGAAGTGATATAATCTCCTAAAAAGGAGACAAAATAATATGGCACGAGTTAACGGAGGAATATATAAAAAATATAGGAATTCTTACAAAAAATTATGCGATGAGTGGAAGACATTACGGGATGAAAATTTTGATGAGGGTGTTTTTTTAGGTGAATATTTGGATTTATTTGATTTTTTAGACTCAGCAAATACACTATATGAAGAGGTTGAAAAAATGCGAATAAAGATTGAATCACTATTAGAATCGCAAAAATTTGAGTTAGAAGATAAAGAAAAAGATTATAACACTTTTGTTTTAAAATTAAAAAATATTGAGAATGAGTTATCTTCTAGAGCCTCAGATGTTAGAAATATTATCGGATGTGATGTTTCTGAGAATGAGAGATATTCTTTGGACAAATGGAAAATTTAATGTATATTTACCAACCATCAATATTCAATAACGAATAGGTGGTTGGTATTTTTTATTTACAAGAAATATATGCAGAGTTTCCATAATGGTATTGGAGCGGATTGCTAATCTGTCGGTCATTTATTTGGCTTGTGGGTTCGAGTCCCGCACTCTGCGTTTATTTGGTCAATGATATGCTGTCAGTCAAACTGATGGTCTATGTCAGGGTTGAATATGTTGATATTTCCGCCGCATAAATGGCTTGCGGTGTTTACCTGAAACAATTACGGGCAGATTTGCAAGGGCATCTCTGCTTCGGTGGAGGTGTCTTTTTTATGTCAGAAAGGAATAAAGAGCTCATCCGTGGCTTGCATCGGAAAGATCTGACCAATATCAAATTTGCCAGTGCTTTGCTTGATATGGCAATCGAGGAGAAAGAGGATGATCTGGAGTATGCATTGCAACAGGCGAAAGAGGTTCAGCGGATCGCAGCAAGGCAGAGTCGTAAAGAGAACAGCATCGCTTTTATGAATCTGTATTGGAAAGCTACGTTGATGCTGGCACCGTATTTCTTTGAGGATTTTTTGTATTACATGGAGAAGGATCGGGCTCCGGAAAAAAGATTTTATATGCCACGCCGGAGGACCTTGAAGGTGGTTGTGGATGATCTGCAGGATCTGGAAGATAGAAAGCTTGAATTCTATGGACTGTCAATGCCGCCGCGAGTAGGCAAATCAACGATATGTATATTTTTTATGGCATGGGTTATGGGAAAACGACCAAACAGCCATAATGCAATGTCAGGGCATAGTGGAATACTGGCAGATGGATTCTATGGCGAAGCATTAAATCTTATGGAATTGGACGTACCGGAGGAGAAAAGGCAGTATCATTTTGCAGATATCTTTCCGGAGGCTTTTTTGCAGAAGAAGTCGGCGGAGAAGAAAGAAGTTACATTGAATGATCCGGATCGTTTTGCCACATTAACCTGTCGTGGTATTGATGGAACGTGGACAGGCGCAGTTGATATTTCCTGGGACGGTTATCTGTATGTTGATGATATGGTTCGTGACAGACAAGAGAGTTTATCTCCGTCACGATTAGAGGGACGGTATCAGGATTATTTGAATCTTCTGGTGGATCGTAAAAATGATGGAACCAGAGAATTGATGGTTGGCACCAGATGGAATGTTCTGGATCCATTAGGCCGAGTAGAGAAACAGTACAAAGATAACCAAAGATATAGATTCCGAAAGATACCGGCATTGAATGAGAATGGGGAGTCCAATTTTGTTTATGACTATGGCAAGGGATTTTCAACGGAGTATTTCTTGAATGTGAAGAGTCGTTTGGATAAAAACGAATGGGAGGCGAAATATCAGCAACGCCCATTTGTGCGTGAAGGATTGCTTTTTCCAGAGGATGAGCTGCAGACGTACAATGGAGTGCTTCCACCGGAGAGCAGTTTTATTCGTGTATTGGCTGCCTGTGATGTAGCATGGGGCGGTGGTGACAGCCTGTCTATGCCGTTTGGGTACGAATACGATGACGGATATATTTACATTCCAGATTGGATTTTTAACCGGGGGGATAAGACCGTAACACAGCCGCTTGTGGTTGGAAAGACATTGCATCATAAACCGCAGATGGAGCATTTTGAGGCGAATAACGGTGGTGATGAGTATGCGGACAAGATTGATGAAATGCTTCAGAAGGAAGGATATAAATGCAGCATATCATCCAGCAAGGCACCAAATACCATGAGCAAGCTGGCGAAGATCATCCAGTATGCACCAGACGTCAAGAGGCGGTGCAAATTCCTTGCAGCCAATAAGAGGGACAAAGAATATCACGATGCGATGGATGAATTAAATATGACTGTTCAGATCGGCAACAATGATCACGATGATGCAGCAGATGGTATTACACAGTTGGTAATGCTTGCAGATGGTGCTACCGTTTGTAAAGCGAATGTATCACAGAGAACATTTTAGGAGGAATGCACATGACGAAGGATATTTTGAAACAGTACCGTTATTTGTCCGAGGTGATCCGCAAGGACGAGGAGAAGCTGCAGCATTATAAAGATAATCCGCCGGAGGCATATCTTGGAAAGGTGCAGTCTTCCAATAAGCAGTTTCCGTATCAGAGAATTTCAGTGACGGTATCCGGCTGCGAGGTTAAGGACAGGAAATACTGGAAAGACAAGCAGTATGAGTTGATCGTGAAACTGCATAATGAACGGATTGAACTGGAGAAGCTGCAGTTGGAGGTTGATATCTTCCTGACGACCATTTTTGACAACAGGGATCGATTAATCTTTGAGTATCTGTACCGGGATGGTATGACACAGCGAGAGGTGGCTGATAAGCTGTATTTGGATCGGAGCACCGTGTCGAAGGTGGTGGATCGGTATATGGAATAAAAAGATATTTTGAGATATGATTTTTCTTGAAAAAATATCGTAAATGGTATACACTTAAGAAAATTAAAGTATTTTTTACGTCTAGCATGATAAAGTGGGGAATAGAATATATGGAAAATGTAAATAATGGAATACAAAAAGTGGAAGATGTTGAACATTTTGTAACAATGTATAAATCGATTTTTCATGCAATGACAGCATCGGCAGAGAGCAAATCAGAAGTTTTTTCTAGAAAAGTTTATGCTGATATAGATGATTTGAATGAATTATATGATAGAATAACAAGAAAATTAGAATCACATTATAGCAATGCAGGTAGTAAAGTAAAAGTAAATGTTAGTTTTGATGGAAAAAGAAATTATTCTTTTGATAATTGGAGTGATTTTTCGACCAAGCAATGGTATGAAAATAATCCTATAACATCAATTATTATAAAATGGGAATACCATATATTGTTACCAGAGTATCCGATACCACAGCCACATGTTTTGGTGGTGAAAATATCAGATGGACTAAAGCCAGAACAAATGTTAAATTTGGTATTTACGGGAAAGATTGAAAGTATCGAGTTGTTGGAGGAAGAGATATATCCAGTAGTAGCGAGAGTAGATTATATAAATTATGATTTAGGAGATGAATTGCTACATATTGTAGCGGATTGGAATGAAGGGCTTAAAAGCAAGCAAACAGAGACTACAGGAATAATAAATGTTTTAAAAAAACATAAAAAAATTGTGGTTCGAATTGTAAATAGCTTAATGAAGTTTTTGGCATTATGTTGTTCATTATTAATTATAGATGCATATATTTATAACTTGAATATACAAAAATTAGGAGATTTATCTCAAAGGAATATATGCTTTTTTGTTACAATTATATGTATAGCATATGTTTTTAACAGGTTTATTGGAAGGATAGCGAATTTTTGTTCAAGTTCTTTTGTTGATAACATTTCTAGTAGAAATAATTATCATGTGTTTGGAATTGACAAGGGAGATCAAGAATTACAAGCAAAATATGAAAAGATAAAAAATGACAATCAAAACAAGGCGTTAACGAGTTTAGTTTTATCGGTAATTATTAATATAATTTGTGGAATAATGTCAAGTATTATTGCAACCATAATTTTTTTGTAAAGAGGTAGAATAATGATTTTAAGAAGGATTGGTCGGTATATAGTGTTGTTTTTTAAGTATCTATATGATCTTATACAAGAATATGATGGAGATATTATTAAGACAGAAAGAAAAGTTTGACTTTTCACACAATTCACACTCAAATAATGCTAATTTAATAGTATGAAACAGTATCAGAGAGCCAGACGGTCTACGAACCGCCGTGGCTCTTTTTCTATGCAGAAAGAGGTGGATTGTCGTGCAGTTTGGAAGAAAACAGATCTATACAGATGTGATGCAGATTACGAAGGATAACGTGGTGAAGGTGCTTCGGGACGCACTGGTGATCCACGAACAGAATAGATCGGATATAAAATTTCTGTTGGATTATGAGCGTGGTCTTCAGCCGATTGATAATCGAATCAAAGAGATCCGGCCGGAAATCAATATCAAGGTCAAGGATAATATGGCGGCGGAGATCACGGAGTTTAAACTGGGATATGAATGGGGCTCACCAATCCGGTATGTGCAGCGAGCCAATAAAGGAATCCGGGAGAATAACAAAGATGCGGATAATGTCGGCATTGCAATGCTGAATGAGATGATGGAAGAGGAAAATAAGCCGTCTGCAGATCAGGAGCTGGCAAGGTTTATTGAAATCTGTGGAATTGGGTACCGGCTGATCAAGGCAAAGCCGGATCAGTATCGTTTTGGAAGTTCTGTTGTGGATATTCTTACACTGAATCCGATGAATACCTTTATTGTGTACACCAATGATGTGTACCGCAGGCCGATTATGGGCGTGTCATATATTACAGACCAGAATGGAAACTCCACCTATGGCTGTTATACAGAGGATACATATTTTGAGGTAAAGAACATTTCAAAAATTAAAGGTGAGAGTAAACGACAGAAGTGGGTTGTGTCAAATGGGAACGGAAGAAAGAATATACCGGCGGCGATCCCTATTGTGGAGTATATCAATGATTATGACCGGATGGGATGCTTTGAGCGTGTAATTTCGGAGATTGATGCATTGAATATCGTAACGTCGGACAGAGTGAATGATATTGTACAGTGTGTGCAGTCATTGCTGTGGGTACATAATGCAGAACTGCCAAAGGATGAGAATGGCAATTCCACCGTAAGAAATGGAGCATTGATCGAAACAAAATCTACCGGCAACGGTCATGATCCGAAAATGGCGTATCTGTCCAAGGAGATGTCACAGGATGGAATCCAAACTCTGACACAGAATTTTATTGATCGTATTCACGAAAAGACAAATGTGCCGGGACGACAGGAACAGGGCGGCGGTTCTACCGGATCCGCAATGAGCTTGTCGAATGGATGGCAGGCAGCGGAGCTCTCTGCATTAAAGAAATCTCAGTTGACCAAGAAGTCAGAGAAAGAATGCATTCGTATTATGCTGGAGATTTTCAGCAATGATCCGGATGTACCGGAAGAGGTGCGAAATCTGAAGTTGGCTGATATCGAGCCGAAATTTGACCGGAACAGAACGTATGATCTGGCAACGAAAGTCAATTCTTGGGCAACATTGGTGCAGAATGGAGCAGATCTGCTCAAAGCAACGGAGTTGGCAGGTTTTACGACCGATGCTCAGCAGTTTGTACTGGATAGTGAGGAAATGGTCAATAAGATTCTGGACAGCAAATTGAAAGGGGCTGAGCCAGCAGACGTAGCACCAGAAGGTGAAAATGACAAACAGACGATTATGGATGGAAAGAACATGCCGGATATGTCAGATCAGCCGCAGGCAACTCCATTTGCAAATGCGTAGAGTGGAGGGATGAGCGATGGGATTAACAAATTTTGATGAGTTAAATACTCTTTCAATGACCGAAACAACTAAGGATGACCGGCGGAAAGCCACCCGGAAGAAAATACCGATTCATGATTATTTCGAAAATATGCAGATCAGTGAGGAAGAGAAAGAAAAGCGTGTCCGTTTAGCAAATTTGCTGCTGGCGGATGTGCTTTTTTTATTTGCTTTATCCAGAAGAAATCGAGATACCCGGTACCTGTCGGAGACATTTCGGAAAAGATACCTTTCATCGGTGAAAAAGATAACAGAGCCGGATCAGAAAATGCAGCGGTATATCAGGAAGGTATGTGACAGTATTGTCAAAACAACTTTAAAGAGTGGGCAGGATGATGGAAAGAAACAGAGAGAATCCTTGACAGACAGCAATGCGGTTAAGGCATCACAGGATTCTTATGCGGTTTCTGTGGATCGAGCCACCAGTATAGCGGAGAATGAAGCGAATACGATTCTGAATGGAGAGGAATACAGCAATGCTGTGAAAAACGGCTGTACCAAGAAGAGGTGGAAGTCCTACCGGGATGAGAGAGTTCGGGCTGATCATGCGGATGTAGATGGACAGGTTGTCGATATCAGCCGCCCGTTTCGGGTTGGAAAATATATGATGATGTATCCGAAGGACGATTCTCTGGGAGCGGGTTTGGAAGAGATTGTGAACTGCCGGTGTTCGGTGGAGTACATAAAAACGGCGGGAGCCTGGGATACTTATACAGGGAAATTTGTAAAATACAATGAAAATGCAAGCTATCAGGTAGATATTCCAGAATATAGTGACAAAATAAATAAGATGATTTCAGCGTCAGCTAAAAAGGTTGCTCAATATGGCAGTGACAGAGGATATGAATATAGTTCGCTGATTGATTTGGAAACTGGCGAGGAGGTAGATTTTGGCACTTCTGAGAGAACATCAAGTGTGGATTATTATTATCCGTATATTCGTCAGCATAAGGGCGGCAATTTTGTGATGGTGCATAATCACAACACAGAATCGGGGCTTTCACTTCCGGATATACAGGAATTATCGTCTTGGAAAGAAATTGAGGCTATTGTATCTGTAACAAATAATGGTATAATAAATGTAGCTGTTTCAAATGGTGTAAAGTCAGGCGATTATCTGATGCTGAGATATGATAAAATTAAAATTCAATATATGAACCAAAAGACTAATAGAGAAATCGAAGAGGAAATGGTTAAATGTGCTGTTGAGGACTTTGTTCGGGGAGGAATAAGAAAATATGGACAATAAAGATGAATATTTGAAAAAGAGGGCTGAAACCATAGTGGATGTACTTGATCCTATGTTTGGCGAGTATCCTTTTGCAAGGGAAGGTATGACTTTTGCTGAATTTGACGAGGAGAACGAGTATTTAGGAAAGCATTTTCAGGAGTATTTAGACGGAAACTACAAACCGTTGTGGAAGCAGAGAGAAGAGGGATTGATTTAATAGAATATTTTTTATAAATGTGAAAAAGAGCCGTTATGGCTCTTTTTTTGTTAAATGAGAAGTTAAAAAGGGAGTCCGTCTATAGGACGGTTATATTTGGAGTATTCTTTTTCTAACCATAACTCATAAAGATCTCGTTCGATAGTTTTATCATTTAAAAGCTTAAACATCTTAATCCAAGCTACAATGAAGTTTCTACAGTTTGTGTCTTCGTAGAACTCAAGGGAGAGAGGCGTGTTGGAGTGTTCATAATGTATTGTCTGGATAATAGGTACTAGAGAGTTATCATCCGAAGTATACGAAAATTCTAAAATTTTCACTAATGACCTAAATAGGTCGGAGTAAGTTGTTATAGTTCCATTTATGCTTTTGGTTTCAGATAATCCACAGAGCCAATCTATTGAAACGTTACATTCTTTAGCGATTGTGATAGCAACATCAAGAGAAGGCGATTTTCCAAGATTTTCATAAGATGAAAGGGTCGTTTGGGTGGTATGGATGTGTTCTGCAAACTGTACTTGTGTCATTCCTAGTGAAGAACGTAATTGTTTAAGACGAGACGAAAACGTTTCGGAAGACTTTTTAATCTCATCTTCATAGAATAAATCTAATAAATTGGATTGTCCTGATAATGATTTACTCATAATATACACCTTCTTTCTTTTTATTAAGTATACCATATTTGTATAAAGATAGTAAGTATATAAATGAGAAAAAGATAAAAAACAAATAAATAACACTTGACTTAATAAATAACAAAATATATAATTGACATTGGAACGGAGGTGAGTATATTTGGAAAAATCTGTAGGACTAAAGATTGACGAATCAATAATTAAAAAAGCTAAAATGCAGGCACTTAAAGACGATAAGACATTAAAGCGGTACATTGTTGATTTAATTATGGCAGACATTAAGAAAAAAGAAAAAGAGTAATCGCAAGATTTGACGGTCACACGATTACCCTGATAATAACCAATACAAAAGTATTGATAAATATTATTATATCTTACTTTTCGTGTTGGGGCAAGCATTTTTGAAAGGAGAGATATAATTTAATGCAGGGAGTATCAGAAATAACAATGCAGACACCGATAGAGATTGCTTTAGGTGTCGATGAAAATGGAATGACAACAGCGAGAAAGTTGTATAATTTTTTGGGACTCGCACAAGGACAGTTCGCAAGATGGGCTAAAACGAATATTGTTGATAATGAATTTGCCACAGAAAATGAGGATTTTTGGAGGGTCGACATTGATGTCGAGGGTAATAAAACAGTAGATTATAGGCTGACAGCTCACTTTGCAAAGAAGTTATCATGTAAAGGTAATGGAGCAAGAGCAGAGGAAGCAAGAGAATATTTCACAACAGTTGAAGAAAAGGCAAAGGAAGAAGTTGTAAACAGAAGTCAGGCATCACCACTACTTCAATCTGTAGCTGGAATAATTGACAGCTTAATAAAGCAGGAGGCTGAACAAAATAGATTAAAAAAACAACAGGAGAAAATAGAAAAGAAATTAGATGTTGTCGTTGCTACATATGAGAAGAATGACAGTTCGGATGATTTTAAGCAATGGTGTAAGAACTGTGCTGGAAAGATTGCTAAATCTCCAAAGTTAGAACAGTTTTCCAGTAAGGAAGTGTTTGGAGTTATATGGAATGAAAGCTACCAGCGTCTTACAGAAAAAAGACCTTGCAATTTAAAGACAAGGTTGACTAATGAAAGAGGAAAGGCTTTTGAGAGAGGAAAATCATCGTCATGGATTAAGCAGCATATAACATATTTAAGTATAATAGCTGATGATAAAGACTTGAAGCCAGCGTACGAAAGTGTTATGCGGGAAATGATGATGGTATACTGTGTGGAATAGCAAAGATCCAGGAATAATAAGGAGCAATATTATGAACAAATCAGAAGAAAAGGTTTTGGAAGCGAGTGTTTTACTGGAAAGGGCAAGGGTACTATCAGCAATCTTGACGAGACAGTATTTTGGACAGGATGTAGCGACACCTGCAGATTTATGGAAAATTTCGGGATATTTTTTTGATGATGCAAAGGTAGTTGCAGAAACCATTACTGATATGGTGGGAGATGCGGAGAAACTGTTGAATCAAGCACTTTAACGAGACTTTTGGAAAGCAACAACGCTGATGGTAGCGTAGGAATATTGGAGTGATACAAAAGAGGAGTAGATGGCCTCGCCCAAATATGGGGGCAAGGTATCTGCTCCTTTAAGATATCTCATAAAAATACTATCACTGCATGGAAGCGATGTCAAATATATGTATGGCAAAAACAGACTTTCACACAATTCACATTTCCCATATGTTATATTTGATACAAGGAGAAATCCGAAAATTTAATATGATCAATGAAAGGCGTTTATCTCACAGCAGAGGTAAGCGTCTTTTTATTATGCGCTAGAGAAAGCGCAATATAAATTTCGCGGACAATCGGAAATCAGAGAAGATTTTAAAACGCAATGATGATCAGAGAAGATCTGAAAACGCAGAAATGAGGTAGTGATATGAGAAAGAAAGAGTTTATCCCGATGAATTTACAGTTATTTGCAGAGCCTCCTGCAGGCGGTGACGGTGATGCTGGAGACACATCTGCGACAGGCGGAAAGTCTGGCGAAGGATCAAACAAAGCAGATCCGGATGATGAGGGCGATGACGATGTCAGTCTTGCAGAACAGGTGGCACAGCTTAAGGTGCAGAATGCAAAACTGAAAAAGGCAAATGATAAGGCAACCAGTGAAGCGGAAAGCTACAAAAAGCAGTTGCGTGAGAAGCAGACTGCCGAGGAGATTGCTTTGCAGGAAAAGGCAGAGAAAGAAGCCGAGAGGGAGGAACAGTTCCAGAAGCTGCTTCGTGAAAATACAATTACAAAGTTTGAGAAGAATTTCCTTGCACTTGGATATCCTGCAGATCTGGCTGCGAAGGCAGCGGAAGCACAGTGTGATAACGACACGGATGAGCTTTTCAGCATTCAGCAGACTTTTATCGAAGCAAAGGAAAAAGCAATGAAAGCCGACTGGATGAAGTCTATGCCGAAACCACCGGCTGGAAATGATGACTGCCCGGTATCAAAGGAGCGGTTTAGGAAGATGAAGTATTCCGAGCGTGTTGCTTTCAAGCAGAAGTACCCGGAAATGTACAAGGAATATGCAAAATAATTGCATGAGATTATGGAGGTAAAAGATTATGCCAATGACGAAATTAGCAAATTTAGTAGATCCTGAAGTTATGGCAGATATGGTGTCAGCCACGCTGCCAAAGAAGATTAAGTTTACACCGATTGCCCATATTGATACAACTTTAGTTGGTCAGCCGGGTGATACAATCACGGTACCAAAGTATGCATACATTGGAGATGCCGAAGATGTTGCCGAGGGTGTTGCTATGGGAACCACAGTTCTGACAGCCTCTACCACAAAGGCAACGGTAAAGAAAGCCGGTAAAGGTGTGGAGATTACAGATGAGTCTGTACTTTCCGGTTATGGAGATCCGTTAGGTAATGCAACGGATCAGCTCGCAAAGTCACTTGCAGCAAAAATGGATAATGATGGTTATGCTGCCCTGTGTACAGCTACTCTGGTGTATGATGGCACCGAGAAAGTGATTGCCTACAATGGAATTGTGGATGCGGATGCAAAGTTTGGCGATGAGTCTGACGATGCACTGGAGAAGATTCTCTTCATCCATCCGGATCAGGAAGCAACTCTTCGTAAGGATGCAGACTTTATGGACAAGAACAAATATCCGCTGGATGTGGTTATGAACGGAACCATTGGAAAGATTGCCGGTTGCCAGGTTGTGAAGTCTAAGAAAGTGAAGGTAGTGAAGTACGAGAAGGACAATGAGTCAGGTACGGTCACGATCGTAAAGGATGAAACTGCAGAGACAGGAACCAACAAGCATCTGGGCACCATTGCAGCAAATTGTATTGATAAGCTGGCAGTTGGTGATAAGGTCAAAGCAGTTGATATGGAATTTTATGCCTGCCCGATTGTAGTTGTGGATACGGAAGATCCAAACGAAGATCCGGATGCCGATGGTGTAGATGTCAGCGAAGCAGCTCTGACATATTACATGAAGCGTGACATTATTATCGAGAATGATCGAGATATTCTGGCAAAGACAACGGTTATCACTGCTGACGAGCATTACACTGCGGTGCTTTCGAATGAATCCAAGGTGGTTCTTGCAAAATTCAAGGCGTGAGTGGAGGTAGATTATGGGAATGTTGCTTCGGAGATATCATAAAGGGGATGGCCGGAAACCATCCTCTGATGCTGTGGAATCCGGCGAGGATACAGTTTCTGTTGATCAGGAAACAGGAGCCAGAAAGAAGCCGGGTAAAAAGCCAAAGGCTGTCACAGAGGAAAAGGAGTAGGTTATGGCTGAGGAAGAGAAGGATGTTCTGACAGAAGAAACGCTGATCAATGAGATTCTGTCGGAATTGAAAATTGAATTGGAAGTAGAATCTGAGCAGGATATTCTTCTCTTGCAGTCAAAGATCAAGGGGGCTGTGCGGGAGGTAAAGCAGAAACGCAATTATGCAGGACGCTACACGGAGGAATATGTGGTCAACGATCTGCAGAACTACATTTCCAATATTAAGAATCTTGCCATGTACGATTATGGCATGATTGGCGGTGAATTTCAGAAGTCTAATTCAGATAATGGAATTTCTGTCAGTTGGGAAAGCAGAGACAGTGTTTTTGCGGGAGTAGTCCCGATTGCACAGGTCTATTAGAGAATCAAGTGGTACGCTTGGCGATTCCTTAGAATCTCTCCTTATGTCAAGCAGGGCGGTATCTATGTGGAGGCTGGGAGCGATACCAATTATGGGGAGAGATGTTTATGCGAAAGCAGTTAAAGAAAAATAAACGCAAAATGTATTATGCGTTGTATGATAAGCAGATGCCCGTAGGTGATGATGTGCTGGAGTGTAAAGCCGGATATAAGAAGCCGGTGGCATTCCGGGCAAGCCTTAGTACGGGACAGAGCAATGCGCAGGAGAATCCATTTGGAACATCGGTGGATTATGATCGAATTATCTGTAGTACAGATATGAATCTGCCAATCACGGAAACAACGCTTTTATGGGTTGGAAAGGAGCCGTCATATCTTGATGATGGTTCTGTTGATCCGTCCAGTGCAAATTATAAGGTGGCGGCACATCCGTTGGATGGAATGCAAAGCCTGCGCATTGCTGTGAAGCTGATTGCACAGAGTGTTGTGGAAGATGTGGAACAACAGACAGAAAACATTACAGAAGAGCTGGGGCAGGCTCCGGGTAGTGATCTAGAAGATTGGTAAAGGAGAGATTTATGGTGAAACAGTATATTGGTACAAAGATGATCAAAGCAAGACCCATGAACAGAGGAGATTACAATAAATACCGTGGCTGGAATATTCCAAAAGATGAAAATCCGGCAGATGAGGGGTATTTGGTAATGTATTCCGATGGATATGAGAGTTGGTCACCGAAAAAGCAGTTTGAGGAAGCTTATAGAGAGTATGACAGTACAAAACTTCCATCAACAGCAATCCTTATGAACAGCAACGATTATAAGGATAGATTCAAGGCTGAATATAACCAGCTTGCGATCAGATATAAGGGACTGAAAACAATGCTTGATCAGTGGGATAATGAAACATTACCATTTGAACCTACTTGTCCTAGAAGTACCTACAATATGCAGATTAAGGCAATGGCAGATTATCTTGCAGTTCTTGAAGCGAGGGCAGTTATGGAAAGTATGGAGTTGAATACTGAAAAATAGTGTTTCAATACAGCTCTTTTTGTCGTATAATGGCGATGAAAGGAGTGTGATGTTATGGGGAAAAAGAATTATAAAAATATGAATTTCAACAATAAAGATGATTATTTGTATGCTTTATACGGCTTGATTGAGTATATCTATCCACTGTTGGAAAAATATATTCGATATAATGGTCAGCTAGGCTTGTATTTAGAAGAAATAATTAAACAAAATAAGCAATATATTGATTTTGATATTTGTGAAGAATGGAAAGACAAAATACAAAATGTATCACATGGCTTACTAAAAGGTTTTGTGGATGAAGCAAGCACAGGGTTTTCTTATATTATGTTTAGAAAGCTAATGAATAAAACTAAATACAAGTTATCAGATATACCTAGGGATGTAGATGAAGATTTAAAAGAGTTAAGAGATGTAAGAAATTGGACATTTCATTTGGCTCAAAGTGATTTTGTGGCATCTAAGGAAGTGTTTGACAAAAGTATTTCCCCTGAGTTTAAAAAATATATTGTTCATCAATTTAATCCTATAAAGATAAGCAAATATCGTGTTGCAGAAACAATAATGATGGCAAGTTTTCATGACCATACTGCTCACAGAATTGAGGTATATGAGAAAGTCTTTGATTTAATGAAAAATGATTTTGAAATTCTTTTAGGCGAGAAAATACAAATTGCAGAATGCATGAATGATATATATTATTTTTTTGACGATGATTTTGCAACAGCACAGTTATCTATGGCAATGCAAAAGAAAAAATATGATGGCAGTGATGAACAATATGAAAAAATTACAGGCAGGAAAAAGAATAAGTGGTAAAGAAATAATATTGTTATAGTAGGTAGGATTATGTCCAAACAAATAAATTTCACCTACGACAGCCTCTCCTCCATTGATGCTGCCATAAAACAAATGCAGGCATACCAGAAACAGCTTACATATAAATGTCGTATCTTTGCTCAGCGTGTAGCAGAGATCGGTGTGGAGATCGCCAGAGTGAACATTGCGGACTTTGACGCAATTTATAGCGGTGAGCTGTTATCAAGTATTCGGGCAGAGTATAGTGGCTCTGTTCCGGATGGTGCAAGCTGGCTTGTGATCACGGATTGTCCGTGGGCAGCATATGTGGAGTTTGGTACCGGCATCGTAGGGCAGGAATCCCCACATCCGGATACTTCCATTGTGGGGTGGAAATATGATGTGAATCAACATGGCGATATGGGTTGGTATTATTTTAAGGATGGCGAATGGCATTGGACAAAGGGAATGCCAAGCCGTCCTTTTTTGTACCAGACCGGTATGGATCTGCGAGAAAGAATAGAGGGGATAGCGAGGGAGGTGTTTGCCGGTGCTTAGTGTATGGAATAAGGTGAATAAGCGAATGATGCAGAAGCTGAAAACGGATCCGGATGCACCGTATCCGAAGTTGTATCTGACTTCTACGGATTCATCCAGTGCACCGACACAGTTTCCGTGTTTGTATATCAAATCGCTTGGAGAACCCACGGCAGGCAGAGACTTCCAGAATACGCAGTGCTACATCACATCCACGATTGAATTACATGTCTATTCGGCGGCATCACCGAATGGCTCACAGACAGAAGCGAGAAAGATCATGGATGCAGCCGGGGATGTGATGCTCGGTATGGGGTATGAGCTGATTGTCGGACCATATCCGGATAACCGGGAGTATTTCCGGATCATTGCAAGATTCCGGAGGATTGTCGGTGATGGCGATAATTTGTAAAAAGAATATGCAATAAGAATGCCTTGGCATTTTTATGATAGAAACAGTTAATGAAAGAACTTCGATTTTCGAGGTTCTTTTTGTTTTGCAAAAAGGAGGAAAAGCAGATGGATTTATCTACAATTGGTGTAAAGTTCGGCTGGGCTGTTGAGGAGACTGCCGGAACCAAGCCAAAGTCATTTACCTGGGTGAAGCGTTGCAGCAAGATTGCCGGTATCAATGTCACCAAAGATAAGATCGATGTGACCTGTTTCGAGGATAAGATCAAACAGTACATTGCAGGTGTCGGTGACACCGGTGGAGACTGGAATCTTAACTTCAATGGATCATCAGATTTTGTTACGGCATGGAACGCTCTTTTGGCAGCAGCGGAAGCAGGAAAAGAGGAGAAGAAGGCAACTTGGGCTGATATCTACATCCCGGGATTTGGTTCTTATTTTGTGAAATTTGAGCCGGGCGAGATTCCGATGCCGGATCTGGAACCGGGCAATAAGCTTGATCTTCAGATTTCCAATATTATTAACGAATATATGGGATTTGGAGAAGCTATTGAGCCGGTAGCAGCGTAAGAACACATGATATGGGGGCGGGAAACCGCCCTTTCTTTGCAAAGGAGAGATTGACTATGGAGATTACAGTAGGTGGAAAAGTAATTACTTTGGAATATACATTTGAGGCGGCAGAACGTCATGAGTGTATTGATGCGGCAATGGATATTTTTGGCGGGACAATGACTGCGAAGATTGACAGTACTCATTCCGAGGAGATGCAGGTGAGAGATTTTCTGATGAGTCTTTCAGATCTGCCAAGGATGGCAATGGATATGTTTTATGCCGGATTGCTGGAGAATCATGGACCGGATGGTGATGGGATGATCCAGAGCCGGGCAGATGCCAGACATTTGTACAAGCAGTTTTGCAAGGAACATCCGGAAGATGAGAGGGCGATGTCTTATTATGCACTTTGTACTGCGATTGCTTCTCAGATGGAGGAGGACGGTTTTTTCAAACGAACCGGAATGGAGGACATTCTGGACAATCTGAAGAATGCAGCAACCACCAAGGAAACCAAGAAGCCGGCGGATCACAAGCGCAAGAAGCCAACCAAGGCTCAGAGAGCGGCGCAGGAAGAGAAGAAGGCAGAGACAGAGAATCTTTCCGGGACCGAATAAGGACAGAGTTTCTGCCAAATGCACTTTTATATGGGGTGCCATATGAATTGTTCTGGCATTTGAATCCAACGAAGCTTAAGCCGTTCCGAGAGGCATACCAGAAAAAACTAGAGGTGGAGGAGCATGACAGATGGCGTAATGGTTTTTATGTTATGCGTGCCTTAAATGCCTGCTTTGGTGGAGAGTATCCGGAGGAGCCGCTGAGTTTTGGAACTGCGGAGGAAAGCCGGGAACGGGCGGAACACGATGGCTATACGCAGGAAGAAATTGATAATGCGAGAGAGGCACTGGTGATGAATCTCCAGATTATGGAGGGACGAAACCAGCGGGCAAAGGCAAGAGAAGAGAGACAACGATTGCGGGAGCAGTCGGCACAGGAGAGTGATTCTGAATAAGGTCACTCTCTTTTATTTTTGCATTCAGGAGGTGTTTGGATGGCAGCGGTAGATAGTTTGAATATAAAGGTTGAGGCATCCGCAAGAGGAGCAAATCAGCAGCTTGACAAGCTGGTTCAGAAAATGATGGAATTGCGCCGTACGTTAGGAGGCATCCAGACCAATGAATTGAATGCATTTGCAAAAAGTCTGCATAATTTCAGCGATGCAGCAAAGGCAATGAGTGGGGTGAAAACCTCTGATTTTACTCGAATGGCAAAGGGGCTGGATCAGTTTGCAAATGTGCAGAAGATGGAAAAGGCGGCACAGAGTGCAGAGAAGACAGCAGATGCCCTGCAAAAAGCAGTATCAACCTCCAAGAAAGCATTGGACAGTGGCTTAAAGTTTGACTCTTCCGGAATTCAGGACATGCAGAAGTCTATTCAGTCGTTGTCGAAAGAATATGAGGCGGTCGGACAAGGAAAGGATTTTGCCGGCAATCTAACAGAAACTCCGGTTATTCCTGTAAATACGGCAGAAGTAAACAATAGCAGTATTGCCGATGTGCAGGCCAATGTACAGAAGATATATCAGGCGATTCCGGAGGCAGCCAGGTATTCTGTGGAGGAATCTCAAAAATCCCTTAATGAGGCGATTGCAAAGGCACATGAAGCGGAGAATAGCTTACATGGGTTTGACAAGAAAATTGCAGAAGCGAGAGAAAATCTGGCCAATGTAGAAAAATCCGGCGGTTATATGGGAACCGATAAGTGGGATGAGGCGTATGTTGCTCTGCAGAAGGTGGAACGGGAGGCAGAAGAGTATAAGGCTGCGTTGAATAAAAGTTCTTATGGACTGGCAGAGGATATCAAAGAATCAGACACCTTAAGCGAAAAAATTGATAAACTGCAGGCAAAATTAAAGGAAATGAAAGATGATGGCATCGGTTTTGGGGATGCAGGATTTGACCAAACCTATGTCCAGTTACGAAAGGCATCTGATGAGTTGGAAAGATATAAAGCCAATTTGACCAAGACGGGGAACTTCCGGGGAGTGCTTGGACTGATTAGAGAAGGTTTTCAGGCGATTTGGGGGAAAGTTAAGGGAGCCGGTGGTGCAATCACCAACTTTGGGAAAAATATAAAGGGGCTGGTGCCGGGCTTTCATGCATCGTCTTTATCGGCAGCAGGCTTGATCGGTAAAATTGCGAAGTTATATGTGGTGGTCCGTTCTTTGCGTGGTGTGGCGGATTATGTGAAAGATGCTGTGACATCTTCTATGGACTATATTGAGGAATATAACTATTTTGATACGACACTTGGGAAGATTGCGTCTGAATGGGGAAAGGACTATAAAAAATATGGTTACCAGAATGCCAAGGAATACGGAGAATCCTTTAAAAATCGTTTAACCCAGACAATGGGAAAAATGACAGGGTTTCAGATTGAAAACGATGGAACTTTGTCTGATCTTGGGAAAAAGAATCTTGGGCTGGATCCGACACAGATGACCAACTATGCCGCAGGAGTTGCACAGGTGACGAATTCTGTTGGAATGACGGGAGAAGCATCCACGGTTACATCCAAGGCCTTATCTATGCTTGCGGGAGATATGTCTTCATTCCGGAACCTTGATATGGATACGGTTATGAATAACTTTTCTTCTGGTTTGATCGGACAGTCAAGAGCACTGTATAAATATGGTATCGATATTACAAATGCGACATTGCAGCAATATGCATATGATAATGGCATTAAAAAATCGTTGTCGGATATGACGCAGAATGAGAAGATGCAGCTTCGAATGCTGGCAATTCTTGACCAGTCTAAAGTTGCCTGGGGAGATCTGGCCAAAACAATCAATTCGCCGTCCAATCAGCTTCGTTTACTGCAGAATAATTTTAAATCTCTGTCCAGAACGATTGGGAATATGTTTCTGCCGGCAGTTGCGAAGGTTTTGCCGTATGTGAATGGCCTTGTGATCGCCGTTCGCAAGCTGTTTGAATGGACGGCATCTATGCTGGGGATCAAACTGAAAGACGTGATCGGGGAATCTGGCGGGGGATATTCCAATGTATTTGATGGCTTGGAAGATTCGGCAGATGATGCAAAAGATTCTGTTGATGATACTTCAGATTCTGTGAAGAAGCTGTCCAAGCAGCTCATGGGATTTGATGAGTTAAATGTGATCACGACCAACTCCAATAAGGACAAGAAAGATGATGATAAGAACAGCCAACCGATTGATCTGACCAGTCAGCTTTCTGACGCTTTGGGAGATTATGAAAAGGTATGGAATAAAGCGTATAACAACATGACATCCGATGCAGAAAAATTTGCCGGTAAACTGACGAAATTGTTCAAGGATGCATGGAACTCAGGAGACGGTACCGAGATTGGCGAGGCGATTGCCGGCTGGCTTAACAAGGGAATTGACTGGGTAAATAAAAACGTAGGGAAATTCTCGGATGGTTTAAACAAGATTGCCGGAATACTTGGAACCGCATTAAATGGATTTATTGGTGAATATAACTGGGCTGGCTTAGGGCAGGCTATTGGCAATTCCATTAAGGCTTGTTTGGAAGCAGAGGAGCATTTCTTTGACACGGTCAACTGGGTGAACCTTGGAAAAGGGCTTGCCACCTCATTGAATAATGCCATTAAAACCGGCGTGATCCAGCAGTATTTCAAGACAATGGCTTTGGAACTTAAGGCGGGCATTGAAACGGCTTTTGGCTTTGTGACTACATTCGATTTTCAGGGGCTGGGAGATGCAGTCGGACAGGGGATCAATGATTTCTTTGATAAGATGGGACAGGTCAATAAAGATACCGGTTTGAATGGCTGGCAGGAATTAGGTAAGACGATATCGGATGGAATTAAAGGTATTACAACGTCAATCAGTACAGCGTTGATCACTGTTAAATGGGATCAGGTTGGGCAGGCAATAGCAACTGCTATTGGATCTATTGATTTTGCCGGGATCGCTTGGGATTTTGGTGATCTTGCATTAAAAATACTGGGAGCGATCGCAGAAGCGATTCAAGGGGCATTTGCACAGTCGCCGGTTGAAACTGCAATCATTACGGCATTAGGATTCATCAAATTGTCTACGCTTACCACGAAGACCTTTGAAAATGCGGCAACCAAAATCCTTGAAGTAATGGGGACATCCTTGGAAAAAGATGAAACAGCACTTACAGTCCTTGGTGGTAAAATCAAAGGAGCAATTGGAACAGCGGTTGAGAAAATTGGCGAATTTACCACGGAAAAATTTATACCAATCGCAAAGAATATCCTTAGCAAGATAGGATCTGGAATGACATCTGCAGGAGAGGCAATTATAGATCTTGGCGGTAAAATCAAAGGAGCAATTGAACTGAGTATAGGGAAGATCAAGGATTTTGGGGCGAATTATATGAAGCCTTTGGCTGGAAAGATCATGACCAAAATAGCAACCGCTGTTGGAGCTGAAACAGCTACTGTGGGTGGAATTGCTAATGCGATTGGAACTGGTATCACAACAGCATTTTCACAGGTGCCGGGACTTATGACAGGCAGTTTGTCCGGACTGGCATCTGCAGGAGCTGCGGCAACAGCGGCTACGATAGCAACAACGCTTGTAGCAGCAGTGGCAGCCGTTGGAATCGGTGCTCAGATTGGAAAAGCGATTGGTGATGCTCTGGTTTCCGAAGATATGAAACAGTATCAGGTTGATTGGAAGTATTCTGATTTTATTCATTTTACCGATGATGATTGGTCCGATTTCTGGCAGGCATTTGCCGACTGGTGGGTAGATGTTGAAGCGTGGTGGGGAGATAAGACTTTAACACTCAGAACAACGGTGAAGGAAGCAAAAGATGGTGCGATTGCCAGCTTGCAAGAGAAATGGAATAGCATACAGGATAAGACCGCTACGTTGATCGCCAAAGCAAAAGAAGGGGGAGCAGAGGCAATCAGCAAAATTAAGCAAAGCTGGAATTCTATCAAGAACAGCACGGCAGTTAAAACATTGAAGCAAACTGGTAAAAGTGCGATTGAAACTATTAAGAAAACATGGAATTCGATTAAAGATGGAACCGCAATTAAAACTTTAAAGCAAAATGGAGAAAATGTGTTGAACCGCATAAAAAGTACATGGGACAGCTTCACTTCGAAGACTATTAAGTTGGATATTGTCACTGATCTGGTAAAGGGGGCAATTAAGACGGTGGTAGAGTGGATCAACAAGTATATTATTGGCAGCTTAAATAAATTGCAATTTAAGGTGGCAGGCAAACCTATAGGAATTAATATCAAAGAAATTCCAACGCCGCATTTTGCCGAAGGTGGTTTTCCACAGCAGGGGCAGTATTTCCTGGCACGGGAGAAAGGACCGGAGTTGGTTGGAACAATTGGAGGAAAAACAGCAGTTGCCAATAATACACAGATTGTGCAGTCGGTTTCTGATGGTGTATATAATGCATTGAATCCGGTTCTCACGTATTTATGCAATGCAATTATTGCGATGGGAGAGGGTCGGCAAAATGGACAGCCATTGTATGTGGAAGGTGTTTCAGAGGGAGATATCGTTCGTGTAACTACAAAGGCAAATAGCGATCATAAGAAACGCTTTGGAACCCCATTATATGTGTGATTGATTTGCCATATTATATCTGATGACATATGGAATATATGATATTTTAGCAAAATTATATTGTAAGTCATTGTCGAAATATGGTATAATATGGCAAATTAAATTTATGGGAGGAAAGTATTATGGCACTTATAACTTGTAATGAATGTGGAAAAGAATTTTCAGAGAATGCGGATAAATGTCCAAACTGTGGAAATCCGAATCCGAATCAAAAGAATGTAACAGTTGTTGTTGAGAAACCAAAGGGGGTATGGTCTACCGGCAGATTGACACTGGGAATTATATCCATAGTATTATTTCTGCTGATTGCATTGCAGTCGTGCGCAGCCGGAGTGAGTAATGCTCTTCAGGAAAATGGTGCGACAAGTGGATCGTCAGGATTGGTATGTGCAATTATGTATTTGGTTGGAGGAATTGTTAGTATTGCCAGTCGAAATGCAAAGGGGATTGGGGGATCAGTTGCTTGCGTGATATTATATCTTTTTGGTTTTTTTGTAGCTATGCCAGGTGCAGACACATATGGTGATTTAAGTGTTTGGGGAGGATTGTGCGTGATTTTGGCTATATTCCATTTGGTATGTGCTGTGAAGACTAAGAAGAAAGCATAGATTCTTTGATACAATTCACGCTGCTGCAATGCTAAATAATTGTCAATGAAGTAAAGGGGCGAAAGCCCCTTTGTTGTTATACAACAAATTCAAATATATATTTTAAATATTAAGAATGAAATTATGGAAAAGGAATATATGTAGTTCTAAGGAAAATTATACCTATAGAGTGAAGAAAAAAATGTATAAAATTTAAGGTTAGAGGATATTTGATGAAATGAGGGATGAAAAATGGACGTATTTAATTTATTAGCAGGGATATGTTCTATAGTGGGATTATTTGTGTCATGTTTTACCGCATCAAAAGTATATAAAATGTCAAATGTGGAGACAGGGGATAATTCAACTATTCAAAATGGTGAAAAGAACATCTATGTTGATGGCGGAGGAACTTCTTATAGCGCAGGAGATCAGTCAACAATTACTACCTATCATTTCACGGAACAAGTAGAAAAGGAACCTCCTATATTGGAAAAGTCAACGTACAATATTATTCCACAGGAATATGATAAATATAAAGAAGGAGTTGATGGAAAGACATGTAATCTACTATTGATTGGAGAGTCGAATAATTTTCGATTTATATCAGATTTTTCTGATATCGAATCACATCCGGAGATTAATAGATGGATAGGCTTTGCAATAAAATCTTTACCAATGTATGATTGGCGAAGTTTTGTAAAAGATGATTATTGTTTAGAATTTAGCTACATAGGTACAGATAATGTGGGTAGTATGTGGATTGAGTTAACTAACAAACAGTTAAATAAAAAAGTATATAAAAAATGTTTGAATTTATCTACTGATGAAAAGAAATTTTGTTTGAATCTTGGAGAATACAAAAATCGTATTGATGACTGGGAATCAATAGATGAAATTTGTTTTGTTTTCTTTCCGGAAGAATGTATTAGTTATAAAGGGACTGCTATTATAATGGATTTGGTTATAAAAAAAGATAAATAATTCACACATATCACATTTTTAACATGTTATATTGTTATCAGAGAAATTAAGGCACTCGCCGTAAGGCGGGTGTCTTTTTGTATGGATATTTTGAAAGGATGGTGATGATTTATGGCATATTCACATACGAAAGGGCTGATCGCCCTGCCAACGGATTACAATGCTACACAGAGTGAATATACCTATCAGAAACTGTCTTATAAGTATATACAGCCAAACGGTAATCTGACAATGACACCGAGCCAGATGCAGGATATAGACTCTTATGTGAATGGTAATGGTTATCTGAAACGTAAAGTGTTGAAACACCATAGAACGAAGATTGAATGGAACACACCGTATTTGACATATGAGGATAAATGCAAACTGATAAAAGCAATACGAACCGGTTATAAACAGGGAGAGGGATCATATGAATCCAGAACAATTCATGCGAGGTACTACAATGATTGGGAGGATGATTACTCAACAGGAAAATTTTATATGCCCGATGTGCAGTTCCAATATGGTGGCTTATATCATGGAGCCCCGATGTATTTGCCGATCCGTTTGGCGTTGATCGAGTATTAGGGAAGGAGGCTGCATATGTTAGATCTAACAGAAGCGCAAAAGAAAATCTTTTGCAGCGGTACATATTTTCATGGCTATCAAATGCACTTCCCAGATCTGGGTCTGACGATCGGCAACGATACAATTCATTCTGAAGCGGTTACGATCAAGGAAAGCATCTGCGATGAAGAGGAGCTTGTACTTGGAGGCTGCATAGCATCCTCATGCGAGTTTGAGGTGTCGGAGATCTTGCAGAACGAGCTGAACGGGCAGGGATTTATCGCCATTCAGGAGACAGTGGATGAAGATGGCGATACAGCGATACAGCTGCCGATGGGATATTATCAGGTTGATTCTGCGGAACTGGTGGATGACAAGGATTACAAGAAGGTCGTGGCGTATGACGCTTTATATGGAGCATCCGTGGATGTCTCTGAGTGGTATAACGCTCTTTTTCCGGCAGAGGAGAAGAGTGTCACAAAGCTGCAGGACGGCAAAGAAGTCACCGTGAAGGTTGTGGAATACGGGACGGTGAAGCTTAAGGCGATGAGAGAATCGCTGTTGCAGCATTTAGGGATCCCTTTTCGACCGCAGAGTCTGATCAATGATGACATGGACGTGGAGAAAACTATTGCTCCGACGGCGGGAAGTCTGACAGGAACCACGGCACTCAAGGCAATCTGCACGGTGAATGCCGGCTTTGGACGAATGGATCGGAGTGGAAGTTTCGAGGTGATATATCTGCCGGATATGCATTCTATTGGTTTGTATCCACACATTGGTTTATATCTGCATGTTGGGTTGTATCCTACAAGTTCCAGCGGCACATCACAGGACATGACAAGGCTGTCCGGCGCATCTGATACCGAAGCGGAATACAGAAGCATCCGGTGCGAGGAATATACCACGGACAAGATCACCTGTCTTAATATCCAGACGGATGAGGAGGACGTTGGCGTGACAGTCGGGACGGATCTAAGCAATCCGTATCTTATCACCGGAAATTTCCTGCTGTACGGGAAATCTGTGGACGAACTTAAGGTGATTGGCGGTAATATCCTCTCCAAGCTGAAAGGTATCTATTACCGTCCGGTGTCCGAGCTGAAGCTGAATGCTCTGCCATATCTGGAGACCGGCGACATGATCGTGGCGGAGAAAGAAGCGGAAAAGGTTTATTCGTATATATTCTCCCGGACGATTTCCGGCATACAAGCCCAGATCGATACATACGAAGCGAAGGGTAACCAGAAACGACAGAACGAGGTTACGCAAGAGAGTGAACTGATGCAGCTCAAGGGCAGGACGCTCAAGATCCAGAAAAACATCGACAGCGTTTACATTGAAATGGCAAATGTGGAGAAGCAGACATCTACCAGATATGAGCAGACGGACGAAGCAATCCGTCTGGAAGCAAAACGTGCCACAGATGCGGAGAAAGAGCTGCAGTCCTCTATCGAGCTGCAGGCAGACAGAGTTGTCCTGAAAGTGGACTCTGCCGGCAGGCTGGTAGAGGTTGCACTGGGGGTTGATCCGGATACGGCAAAGACTTACTTTAAAGCAGGGGCGGACAACATTGATCTTGAAGCGGAGGATGTATTCAATATCATTTCCGGCAATGCGCTGAATCTTTCCGGAAAAAAGATCACGATCGCAAGTGACAAATTCAACGTCGATGAGGACGGCACAGTGAAAGCAGAGTCAATCGATATTTCCGGAGGCAGTATACATCTTGAAACACAGAAGAGCCCGGAAAGTCTTGTTCGTCTTGCTAATTATGATATTACAGCGGAAATCAATGGGGCGGCACTGAAGTTTAGGTATGCAGGAGAAGGGGCACCGAAGGATTCAAGTATACCGGATGGAACAGTCGAGGTTGCACCACCGCAGATCGGAGAGTGTTATTTTGACCTGTCTACAGCCGAGGTGTATCAATTCAAGTACGGAAACGGAGCGCATTGGGTTAAGGTGACGGAAGATCTTGACAATCCGGCAGAAGTGACGTGGACCATCTCTGAAATGAGCACCGGCGGAGGATTTTCTACGACGGAGTATAAGATCGTGTATCTGGATGTGGAGGATGGAAAGGGAGGAACGACCAGACAGGCATTCCGGGAAGGAAACAGTGTTGAGGTTACTCGGGGCGGTGTAAACTTTGCGAAAAACACATACACGACAAGAAACGGAACGGCACAGCAGCAGGACATGTCCGCACATATTGAACTGACTGCAGATGAATACGATGAACAGCTTCAGCCGGTTCCGGTTGTGAAGATGGATGCTCCTGTAAATGTGCAGGGGGATTATGCATACCGCGGAGATTTTGCGGTGCTTGGCGATGTCGCATCGAGCGGAACACTTTCGGGCAATGCATTAGTGATCAACGGATCGCGCCTGCTCTGCGGAAGCTTTGTCCGTGATTTTACGGCAATTCCACTGCCGAGCACAGGGATTATCACGATAGCGACACCGGACATTGATACAACCATGCCGGCGACAATCTGTAATGGAGATGCAGACGCCAATCCGGGCTTGGCATTCGGAAGTACACGTATTTGCCCGGCAGCGGCATGTATCGAAGCGCAGGTTACAAGCACGCCGTCAGGAATGGCGCGAATCAATTATTCATACTGGCAGAAATTATAGGAGGTAGAAAATGGCGAGTTATTTAATACCGGAACCGACGGCAGAAACATCAAAGGTTCTCGCACTCGGTACAAGGACGGGATTGGGAAATCTTTTGATTTCGCAGAATGCGGAGCAGTATTCTTTTAAGCCGGACGGAAGTACAGAAGAATGGTGGGCGATTGGAATGATCGCGAACGATGGAAGATACTGGCATCCTTTGCTCGTATCAAACACGAAAGAGTATTCGTATTCCTTTTCGACAAAGTATTATCTGAATAATGACCCTCTTTCGGATAATACAGCATCATTTGAGTATGAGGGGAAAATCTACCATGCAAGTTTCGGAGCCTTCGGGTCGACTAACAGTAGCAGTGTAACGACCAGTGCAAAGATACCGGTCTACACGGCGACAAAATCCACCAACATTGAGGAAATGGCAAAGATCCTCATCGGGCTGCATCTTGCGGAGGGCGGGACATTGCCCGGCAAAAAGTCAGCATTTGAGCAGGTGGAGTATGAAATGATCGGCTGGAAGAACGATGGACCACCGGACATATCGGCGGAGAACCTGGGAAAGATGGACGAGACAATCGGAAAACTGTGCGCCAATCTGAATGTTGCGCATGAGGAGCTTGAAGCAGATATTCAGGAATTAGCAGAAACGATAGGGGCAATTACGACAACACAGTTTTAGAAAGGAGGAAATTGAGTGAGCATATTGGATGATTTGCAATCTGTTGCGGATGCGATTCGTAGTAAAACCGGAAAAACAGACAAAATGATGTTGGCGGAAATGCCGGGTGAGATTGAAAATATTTCTGGAAGTGGTGGGGACAGCTATCCACATCCACCTTTATCTATCTATGTGTATCCGGTGATTGCATTTGAAGCACCAAGACCAGCAAGAACATATCCAGGTTATGAAACAGAACTATATTTAACAGATTAAGGAGGCAATATACAATGATAACTAAAATGGGTAAAAAAGCGTGGGATTTTATCACGCAGGGAAAGATAACTGATGAATGGTTCGATACAGATACCGTGACTGTAAATGGCGTTATCGTAAATCGTGAAAACTATGGAAGCAGTACCTATTATAAACAGGAGTGGCAGTATGAAAATCGTTTTAAGATTCTTGAAAGACAGGCTTTTTTATCTCCGATGTATACCAGCATTAGCGATGCGGCACTATACGACCAGCTATTCCCTTATCGAATAAGCATGCTGGTGAGAAACAATCAGAATTACGATGCTAAAAATTTTGCGTGCAATCCGTTTATCTATGGAAAAGATTCAGACGGTTATACAAGATCAGTGTTTTTTGGAGCGTCTGATGCGCCGGAAAACGAAGATCATTACTGGCTACAGGATTGGTTGCAGGGAGTATATTGCTATACGTATTCTCGAAATGAAGTTAAAAAAGATAATGTTACCGTTGAAAAATTAGCGATTTACAATTCGACAGAAAATGAAGTAACGATAAAAGAAATGTGCGCTTGTGTTAAATATCTCTGGATCACTAATGCCAACGAAGGACCGACTACAGCCAACACTAGCACAGGAATGACAGAAGCCGCCGCTCCGCTTATCATGATAGATAGAACAGTGCTGGATACACCTTTGGTTATTCCTGCAAAATCGCTGGGATATTTGATACTAAAATAAGAACAAATAGATAACCCAAGGAGCGTTAGCTCCTTATTTTTATGCCTAAAGAGGCGGAAAGGAAGGTACATTATGGACAAATTACAAATCTATGCAGCCCAGCTTGGGCTGTCAACAATTACGGCGGCAATTGCATCAAAGTGCGGCTTGCTCGGCTGGATGCTGGTGGCGGTAGCTGCAGCAATGGTCATTGATTTTCTTGCCGGTATGGCTGCCAGCGCCAAGGAGGCGGTGGAACATCCGGATGATGACAAGTACGGCTGGAGTAGCAGGAAGGGAATGATCGGCATTTTCAAAAAGTTCGGTTACATACTTGTGATCGTAGCATCGATGATCGTGGACTTCCTGATCTATAAGTTATCAGGGATCTTATCGGTTACGTTGCCGATGAGCATGTTTTTCTCCACGCTTGTGACGGCGTGGTTTATCCTGAACGAATGCTTGAGCATCACGGAGAATGCTGGTCGGATGGGAGTGAAGGTACCGGCATTTTTGACAAAGGTCATTGCCGTGCTGAAGGGCACAGTGGAACACGAAGGGAATATATTGAAGGAAGATACAGAAATGGAGGAAACAGACTATGAAGAAAGAACATGACATTAGAATTGACAGATCCAAGCTGCACCCGTGGCTTGATCAGAAGCTGACTGTGTTACTGAGAAAGTGTGAAAAGAAAGGAATCTATCTGATCATTACAGAGGGGTTCCGCAGTAAGGAATATCAGGACGCATTATATGCCAAGGGAAGAACTGCTCCCGGTAAGATTGTCACCAACGCTAAGGGCAGCACATATTCCAGTCAGCACATGTGGGGAGTTGCATTTGATATTGCAATCAATGACCGCAAGCTCCTGTATGATACAGCCACGATCCGCAAGGTGGCAGTGATTGCCAAGGGCATCGGTCTTGGCTGGGGTGGTGATTGGAAATCCATTGTCGACACACCACATTTCTATTTGCCAAAGTGGGGAAGCACTACATCGCAGCTGAAAGCTTTTTACGGTACTCCGGATAAGTTCGAGAGAACATGGAAAAAGACGGTGAAACGTGAGAAAGGAGCTCTTTTATGGAAAGCTTCTTCGAAAAAGACAGGATCGCACTGCAGGATCCCAAAGGGAGCTGTCGTTGAAGTCCTGTACTCGAAAGACTGGTACACGAAAGTGAGATACAAAAATAAAGTGGGATATGTGAATAAGAAGTTTGTGGCATAAGCACAGCGAATGTGATAGAATAGCCTTGTTGTCATTCCCAATCCGGCAACGGAAAGGGGGTGTGAAAGTGTTAGAAAGCATCATTTCTTTTTTTATTGCTGTTATGGCTGGTGTAGTTTGCCACTACATCATCAAATGGTTAGATGGCGACAAATAGCCGGTAACTAGCCTGTAGATGCTCAACTACATAAAACGAGAAGA